GTATTTGATTATTAGTTACAGCGGTCTCAATTTCATTGGTTGTTCCAGCGAAGTTTAATGTTTCACCAGTATTTACAGTATCGTTTGTTCCAGTATCTGCAGAGATTGTAAATGAACTAACAACTTCTGCCCAAGACAGATCACCAGATGCGTTTGTTTTTAAGAAATATCCATCGGTTGGTGATGCTGGAAAAGTGTATGTTATATCTGATGCTAAGTTTGCTGGTGCAGCAAATGAAACTGAGTTAGTTCCATTAGCAGTTGCTTCATATACTTTAATTGCTCCACCAGTTGATGCTGTTTCAGTTGTCCAAAATCTTCCGCTACCGATCAGTTTATTTCCAGCTGAACTGCCAACATATAAATCGTAAAAATCAGTAGTAAATCCAGGTTCGCCCGTTCGCAAGACTGGGAGATTTTGAAATAAACCTCTTTTAAATTGTAAAATGGGCGCAGTCATTTATATTCTATCAATTTTTTTAATAATATTATTTATATAAATTCACCAAAGTCCATACTACCACTAAATGATGTTGCTGTGATTACACCAGTTGCTTTAACGTTATTAACATCAAATCCATCGATATGTAAAAACTGTTCATGAAATTGAACTCCAATATCATGGCCCAGTGTTAATGCAGCACCAACCTGTACCGTATTTACATCACCATCAAGAGTCAAAGAAGAACTTCCAACAGTAAGAACACCAACAACTTTAGCATCACCAGTCACCATTAATTCTGTTGTAGTAACTACACCAACACTCATTCCAACATTAGATGTATTACCTAAATGTAATGTTGTATCTAAGTCCTGAGTTCCAGATCCACCAGCAGCTGCTGCACCAACCCATTTATTAGATGCTGCTTCGTATTTAAGAAACTTATTATTGATCTTAGCACTGTCTCTATCAATATCATCTAGGAATTCCAGACGAACTTCACCACCACCACCTTGTGCGGAAATATCTCTGAGACCTTGATAAAGTAGATTGCGAAGATCTTTAATCTCTTTTTTAAGAGTATCTATTTCATTATTTTTTTCTTCGACTATATTTTCATCTCTTATGATTGTTTTGAGTGCTTCTAATACTTGAGAAACTGTGGTATTTTCCCCCTCCTCTGGTTCTTCTTCTAGTTCTGGTTCTTCTTCTATTTCTTCACTTATTTCTTCTTGCTCGACAACTTGTTCGGTCTCTTCAGGTTTTTCTATTGCAGCAGGTTCTTCCTCCAATACAACCTCTTCGGGTTCTTTATAAGTCTCTACAATTTCTTCTTTTATTTCGGATGGTTCTGTAAATAACCAACTTTCAAAGGCTTTAATTTCTTTTTGTTCTTTTTTTCTTTTTTCCTCTTCTTTCTTTTTTAAAATAGCAAGCTCTTCAAACAGATTATTAACATCTATCTTTGGTTCTTCTATATTCTTCGTTTCTTCTTTAATCTTTTTTTCTATAGGTTTATTTTTCTTCTTTACTTTCTTTATTTTCGTTTTTGACACTTCATCAAGTTCAGATAAAACTGAACCTAAATCTCCAATAAGTGATTTATATTCCTCTTCCTTCTTTTTCTTTCCACTAGAAATCAACGAAAAGAAATCACCCAAATCCGTTAAGTTTTGATCTTTTGTTTCAGGCATCGTCCTTAGCGTTTAGTCCTTTTTTCAATAATTTTTGTAGTTCTGCTGTAGAACCAACAAAAAGAGCATTGGTTACATTTTGTGGTCCTTTTGGTTGTTCCTCTTTCTCTAGATCTTTAAGTTTTTTCTGTAAATCCATTAATTTGTCAGTGGCATCAGAAACGTTTTTTATCAATTGCCCAGCAACTTCATATGCTCTGGGCATCTCACTTTCTTGTGCCAGTTCTAATATATTATTTATTGCTTCTTGACCCTTTTCAATGATTGAATATAGATTTCCTCTAGTGTAATCATAGTCCTTTCTGATGTCCTGATTGTCCGATGCAACCTTCTTGATCTCTCCTGATAATTTTTCAGCAGAAATTATTTCACCTTCAACGTCAAAGGCATCATTTAAATCATTGTATTTTTCATTGTTCATATTTAAATATCTTCATTTAATGAAGGACTAAACTCTTTAAAATCTTGGAAGAATGAAGTTGTTTCGTTGAATCCGAAATCATCTCCAATCTCAATCAAATCTGCATCTGCCTGGGTAATGAGTTTGACTGCAGATCCACGTACGTGTGTATCAGCAGTAGTATTGTCTTCTCCTCTTCTAACAGTCAGTTTGTTTCCATTTACTGCAGTGACGTACATTTCTTCACTATCTACGTAGATGTAACTCTGAGAAGAAATTGAAGAACTATTGTCAACATTGATATACTTCTCATCTATTGAAATATCTTCAGAAAGAGTCGTTACTACATCATTATTGTAATCTTTAGTTGCCCTAGGAGTTACTGTATATCTCATCTCCCTCTTGGGAGATTCTATACCAGTCATAGTATCAATAGTAGCCTTCTTAATAATCTTACTATCCTGCACAGGACCAAACAGGTGGGTTTTTGCTGTAAATGTTAATGTGTAAATGAGAGCAGTTCTATTACTAAAATCACCCTCATATTGGTCATCCATTGATATTCCATCAAGTTGAATTGGAATATCTTTCTTATCATTAATATCTTCAAGAAGTTTTATAGTCAGATTGTAAGATGGTTGAAAGTATGGAAGTATTTGCTCAATAATTTGAAGGGCATCCTCGTTTGTTTTTGATAAGATTGATAATTCAAAACGCATATTATATGGGACAGGCATATAAACTTTCTTCTGAGTTGCTTTGCTACCTTCCTTACTTACTGTAAATGATTTTGTTGCAGTTGTCTTTCTTTGTGGATCGTAAGATAGACCATTAAATTCAAATGACATTCTTGGTAGAGTCATTTGAACTGGTTTGTTGAGATCTGGAGATTGCTCCAGTCTTGCTAGGAATTTTTGTGTAGGTCCATATGCAAGCGGAACTTTCATAATACTTATAGTATTACTACCACCATCTTTCTTCTTTATGTTGATGTCATTGAATAGGGTTCCAAATCCAATAACTGTTTTTCTGAGAATTTCGTGGTAAAAATATTCAAACATGATACTATCTTATCGTATTAACTATTTAACAACTTTTATATTAAGGTTCACCAAAAGGATTTCTTCTTGTGAAATCTAAGATATCATCAGATTCTGTTTGAATAATAATGTTTTCTGCATATGTATCAACTTCATCTTGAGTTTGAACACTAAAGAATCCATAGGAAGCACCTGACTCAGATCCAATTATTGGTTCACCCTGAGTAAATTCTCCACTGATAATTGAGATTTCAAGAGTATTTGCAACTCCATCCCATTTCTTCACTCTTGCTGTTGTTCCAGATACACTTCCTGTAACAACTTCGTTATACCTATAATTTCCAGTTCCGAGAGTATTTGGTGCCGCAAAAGATATAGTTGGCGATTCTGTATATCCAGAACCAGCATTTGTAATATAAACTGCAGAAACACTGTCTCCGCTAAGGATAGAATATCCAGATGCTGTTGTTCCTCCACCAGGAGCACCAGAGAAAGATATCGTTGGATTAGTTGTATAGCCTGAACCTCCGCTAGTGACTGTTATAATACCAATAGTTCCTGTTGTTCCAATTCCAGTAGTTGCAATGGCACCAGATCCATTTGTACTAAGGAAATCAATTCCTGGTGCTGCAGTATAACCAAAACCCGGATTCAATATTGCAATGGAACTTATACCAAACCCTGGATTGTTAAAGGATATTGCACTTGCATTTGCTCCACCACTTGGTGCTGACGAAATTGCCACCGTGGGGGTTGATTCAGTATAATTGAAACCGTCATCAAGTAATGTAATAAACTGCAATCCACCATCATTGATAGTTGTTACAGCAGTAGCAGTTGAACCAATCCCTACAAGAGTAATAGTTTGAATATATCCTTGCTGTTGAATATTGTCATCAATCTCTTCAACGTCAGTATCAATAACTTCATCTTCATAACGGAAGAGTTCGCATCTCAATTCATAAACATAAGTCTTTTGAAGTTGATAAAATGGTTGCTCATGCTCTACAAATTTAATCTCAAACAACCTATCACCCAATGGGAAATATATTAAATCTCCTTCTTTTGGTCTAGTTGATAATTCAATATTTGGTAAATTTTTTGTTAATGGTGCAATATAATTTTCAAATCTCTCCTTTGAAATAATCAAAGTTAAATCGTCAATTGGTTGTATTCCAAATTTAGATAATACGGTTCCCTGACCTTCATATCCATCATACGTGTTTACATAAGCTTCAATTGGATATGCATCATCAAACTTTGATTGTATAACCTCTTTTATGATTGTGTTAGTTGTAAGGTATTTTCTTGGAATATAATATACCTCAACTCCATACATTCGAAGTTGTTCGTTTATTAAACTCTGAACAAGACTCTGTTCAGATGATGTGCCCTGAGTGAAAAATGGATTAAGTGCCATATCATCCGATCATATCTAAAGGTGGTAATTCATAATAACTACTCATTTTATCCATCAATATATCAAGTTCTCTTTGCCCATCATCATACATTTGCCTTCCGTTGAGTTCAACACCACCTGGAAGTCTTACACCTTGGAATTTAATTAAATTTTGACCCCATTGTTTCTTAACTAAGGCAGTTAAATACTGTTTCAAGAAAGAATCATTCCAGACTTCAGTGCATTCATTGGGGTTTAAAATTCTCCAGCAGTCAATGATAATCCAATCACCTACGCTAATACTTGCCCAATCAATATCAATGTAAAGTCTGTCTTGTCTCTTATTAAAACGAATTTGTTTGTGCGTTGTCAATAAGAAGTTAATCGTTTCTAAGTAACTCCTTGTCATCGAATATGTTAATAGTTCAGTAGAACCCCAGTAGTAAATATCATTTAAAAATAATTGATATTTAACGCTGAACATATTATTTGTCGATGCGTTTGACCCATCAAAATGAAAAAGTTTATTAACTCCAATAACTGATCCTGGAATTGGTATATAATTGCTATTTTCATAATATTGAAATGTTTTAGCCACACCAACAATAGATGTTGATACTGTATCTGTAGTTAATCCAACAACAGAATCGTTACGAGGTGCTCTACCTCTATCAATGTCTTCCTGTGTAACTTGATACTTTAAAAATGTTTGTATTACACCATCAAAATGTCTTTCTTGGAAGAACTGAACAGCATCATCAACTAAATCCTCGATCTGTTCATCGGATACGTTGATTTCTAGTACTGGAGCACCCAGTTTCCTCTTAACGTATTCAATTAATTCCCCTCTTGATGATGGTTGTGCCATGACTAGAACATACCTTTTAACTATTTATGGCGCAGAAGAAATGCCCGGTTTTACAATGATGTTGCCATCAATTATTTTATAAACTGTTGTACCAGAACTGACTAGAACATCATAAACATAACGTCCTTCAGTTAAAGATCTAGTGTCAGTAGATCCAAGAGATATTTGAAACTTTCCTCCGGCAGCACTTGTAAATCCTACGTTAAAAGTAGCAACAGCATATCCAGAGGATCCAATAGAGACACTCTTTGCCATCTGAGATGAACCAGTCCAAGTTGTACCAGCACCAGAAAAATCAAATGCTGAACCTGAAGTAGTTTTTACTGTAAAATCATTAATGAAATCAGCACCGCTGTTGATTGTTAGATTTACTGCGACAGGAGTTCCTGCCGATGGATCAAATGTAAGTGAGTTTGCCATTATTGCATCTTATCTATGAAAGATTTGAGTAAATTTTTAATTTCGTTAACATCATTTTTGATAGTATCAACTTCATCTTCAATCTTATTAACTCTATTCATTTCATCCTGTTTTTGCCTTTTCAGTCTCATATACTTATCATATTCATATTTAGAGTCATTTACGATAGCATTGCTCTTCCGATCTCTCAGAAGAGCATCATTATCCTTTACTTTAAGGTAATCATTCATCATGCTAGTGCGATTGCTCTCAGATTTTTAATTTTAGGAACATATGCCTGATTTGTAGATGTCAGTACAACCTTGACTCTAAAATATTTAAAGTCTGGTAGATTGTTAGCAGTAAACTCGTAGTTTGAATAACTATCAACATTTGATACTGCCTGCGTCACATAATTCTTCTCTGTAAATACGTCAGGAGTTCCGTCATTATTTGAAATATCTATGGTATTTCCAAAAGCATCAATATTTGAATATCCTGGGAATGGAACAAATACCGGATCACTATTTTCAGAATTGTCTATTGCATAGAATAGTCTGATATCTGAGAATACATTAATGTGTGCAGACAGATATACTTTTAGGGAACTCGCAGAATTCTTCAATCTAACAACTTTGGTTACAAACTGACAATCGGAAGGATCATCAAAGAATGTTTTAACTCTTGGATCAGTTTTGTAGTCATCAACTACACTATTGATTCTATTTGAAGTTGTTATCAGGTTTAATCTCGTGGTGTCAATAATTGGAGACAGTCTCGAATTACTTGACGACAAATTCATAAGCAATGTAAATGATTTGTTGCCAGGTAAGGTAGTAAGAAGATTCTTCTCATTGATCTTAGATGCAATAATTCTTGGAGATGAAAGATAATTTGTTTTGTTTAAAACAACAGGTTCAAATCCCTGATCTAAGAATGATGTTTCGGAACCACTTATGCTTGTTCCGCTCACTGTTCTAATTCTCGATTCCAATGTTGTGAGATTTGGAACGAAAGTTTGAATATTAGGAGTTAAAGCTTCAAATGGAATGTTCTGAGTTGCTTTGATATTTTCACCACCAGCAGATTTAGTTTCATTGAAGTATAATGGAACCAAAGTTGAATTAGAACCTCTGTCAATTCCATAATTAGTATCATCCATATCAACTTTAATTGTATAATAATTCAATCCGATTGGATCTGTAGTTGAAGAATTTTCTAACCTATGAGTTTTATTGATTCTTCTCAAAGAAACACCACTTAATTCATATTTGTAAATCAAATCTCCACTAGAAATTTGCTTCTTAATAGTATTATCAACTCCTCTGGTGATTGAAGTTAGAAGACCATCACTAACACCTTCATATTTGATAATTTCATTGTTCACTAAAACATATCCTGGATTTGAACCAGATACTTCAACATTTTCAAAAATGTTGAATTCAGATATATTATCTACTGCAATCGATCCATTAAATTCTTTATCATATGCTACAGTTAACTTTGTAGGAGATACATCTGGAAGTATTCTGGACAGTGTTACGAAGTTTGTTTGAGAATGCATACCATGATTCTTATGATCAACTCTGAAATTCAATCCGTCTGTTACGACATCAATAGGTTCTGAGATGTAAAGATCAGAACCGGATGAGTTTGTTATAGTTCTTGCTACACCTACAGAATCATATCTGAAGATTGAATTTGCAATTCCAGTAACAAAGTCACCTTGAACATTGTCTAAAATAATTTGATTGGTTTGATCTACCGATTCTACAGAAACTTGGAAATTTGTACCAAGTCCTTCGCTACCAAGAGTTGCTGTAAGAACATCTCCAGCAGCATATCCAAATCCACCATTCGATAATGTGGCGGAAGTTATCGAACCATTTTGAACTGTTAGAGTTGCAGTGGCATTTTTTCCAGTACCAGTTATGTTTGTCAAACCAACATTGGAATATATTTGTGCAGAATCTGCTGGACTATAACCAATACCTTGGTTTGTTATTGTTAGTTGGTTAACCCTTCCAACGGACCCAACATAATTTCCTGTTGCTCCAGTGTTTAACTGAATAATACTATTGCCGAGTTTTAAATCAGAATCAGTCAGTGCCGAAGAAATTCCAATTCTAATTCTTCTAGAACTTGGTTTAATTGAATTTGCCACTAATGTTGCAACCTGAGCATTTCCTTCGGAAAGATTTGGATTGTAAACAGAAATATCTCCAGCAGTTTCAAACTCTGCACGATTGAGTTTAAAGGTGAGGGCATCAAAGATGCTTGGTTCCCAACTTGAAGCATTTTGTGACTTATAGAGAGCACCTAGAATTGGTTGAGTGGAGACAAGAATCTGGGATGATGAGGATCCAAATGCAGATTTTACGTCAACTTCTCCAAGTCTGGATGTCCATACTGTATACTCATTAGAGTTTGTTAAGAGTACAATTGCATAATCTCTATTTCCTTCAAGATAAACTGGTGATTTAAAGACAAAATTTGTTGCTACAGATGCATTTGTTGAAGTCTTTACCGAACTTGCGTCAAGAGTGACCTCTGTAAATGGTAGAACGATATCAGAAGGAACATTAAAGTCTACTGTTCTAATTTGACATGTTACGGGGAGTTCATTGTCTTTCGCTTCAAAGAAGACATCAAGACTCGTTAGGAAAATACCAGTCTCATCATCAAC